ACCATTTACCCAATTGATATTCTCAAATTGTCGTATTTGATAAATCATTCTTTCAAGGTCAACCCTACTCCGAGTTGGAACTATCCAAACTTTTTTAGCACCGTCAAAACGTCTTCCTGGAATTTGTCGGACCCTATCTACAATGGAAGTTCTATACTTGAATGATAATTCAAAGTTATCTCCTTTTAATTCAATATTCATGATTTAGAGTATTTTATAGGGGGATAATCTCCCCCTATGGTAATTGTGAGTTATGCGGTCGCGTCAAGAGGTGCAGGAGCATCTATCTGTTTTTTTCGCCCTCTCTTCTTCGGCTTTTCTTCTTCCATTACGATAGCTTCTTCCGGTTCATCAGTTTCGAAATCGAGACGTTCTTGTCTGATTCCCCATTTCTCTTCAAACAGGTAACTTTCTACTTCAGCATCACATGCAGCAGCATCAATACTCAATTCTTCATAGTAAGGGTAATCTGCATCAAGGAGAGGAACGAAGATTTTCAAGTCAACGACTTTGCCGGACTGAAGAAGTTTGGATCCCATGATAGTTATTCCGGAAACCCCATCGACACTGTCATTCGCATAACCTGTAATAATATAGTTTTCTAAGGTTTCTGCATAGCCAGGAGAAGTAAAACTATCCTTATCGATTTTAGATGCTTCCGGCTGCTCACACAATACAACAAGATGCAATTTAAGACGGCTAAACGCTTCTCTTAAATCACTGTGAATAATCTGATCACAGCTCTTGTTTATTACATTTGTGTAGTTTGATTCAGAAAAACGCTCATTGTACACTACATTCAGCCGATCTTTCTTAACGACTGCCTTTTTGATCTCATTTTTTACTTGTTCCATAATCTTCTTTAGTTGATAAAGTGATAATACTAAACGTTGATACAACTCCCATGACGGCAGCCGTAGTTATTTCTCTTGATGTTGCATCTTCTCTTTGAGAGAAAGATAATGCTGTAAACAGGCCGATAACGGCCAGTCCGATTGTGATTTTTTTCAGGGTTCTCATAATGATTACTTTTTATTGTTATACATACTGGCCATTTTCATTTCCTCTTTTGCTTTACTTATCACAGTTACGCACCATGATAATTGATGTGTTGCCGTCCGGTTACAACGTTCGCACCAATCAACGAGGTATCGTTCCTCCCGACATAAAGAACTGATTAGGGCATTTATTGCTGTTGCTGTCGCTTTCGCATTTTTAGCTGCATCAACGAGCGTTTGCATAACCTCGGACTTCATTGTCTCATTAAGCCAGTATTTCGAATCTGCAAGCAGTTTGCCGGAGCGGGCAACATATACAGCTAAGTCATTGCCACGTTGTACAGCTTCTGCCGCATCTTCACTCATAGTAATATTGAGAAATGAATCTATATTGGTTAATTCAGCCAATATCTGTTCTTTTGATGTAATAAGTAAATTCATATTATTTTTATGATAAAATATAATCAGACCATCAATTGCCACCATTTGAAAGCAAGGTCTTCGTACTTTTCTTTTCCCTTGGTATATGTAGGATGATTACGGTCGGTGATAAAATGCTTGAATATTTTGCAATTCTTTTTTGAGATTGCATAAATGAAATCCTGTTCACTTCCTGCAATATCCATATACCAGGCACGGGAACGATCCCAATCGAAAAAATCAATAGCTTCATCGAACTGCGCTTGGGATTCCGCAAAAGTCGTTTTTAAATCACCTCCAAAGTTGAAAGCAGATAGCCACCAGTCCCACTTACACCGCGTATCAAGGTGATAAGCAAAGTTCCCGTAATAGAACTCCTGCTGCCTATTAACCATAAACCTTTGTGTGTCAGACTGTGCCAATACAACAGCTAAAAACTGGTCTTTCTCCGCTTCCTTTCGGAGAGCTCTACGCATCTCAATGCCTAATTCAAACTCTTCTTGTGTATATACATAATCATCTACCATCAGCTTGTCATACCGAACACGGTCATTCTCTGTGATAAGAGCATCTACAAGCGTACCGAATTTGAAGGCTTTCTCTTTATCCCCGTATTGAGCACGGGGATAAAGATAGTTTTTGAGCTCTGTCAGATCTGAATTGCTGACCTCTGTACGTGAGTAATATGAATCAGGATTTGACATAATTATTTAGCTTTTACATCTGCTTCGTAGCGGATGAATTGAGATTCAATATGTGTCTGATCTTTACTGTTTGCTTTCTTCTCACAGTATACAGTCATCTTTTTAAAGATCTTCTCCAGTTCTTCAATAGGAAGAGCCTGCCCTTCACCTATCCACCACATCTGAAATATTTCCAAGTAACCTTGTTGATGAAGTACAACAATCTTTTCTTTCACTTTAGCGTTTGTTGGCGGAGGTGCAACAGATGCAGCAGCACCAGCAAAAAGACTATCGATGGAGCTTTGTTGAGCCTTTAATGCAGCCTCTTGTTTTGCAACTTCTTCCTCTCTCTTTATCTCTTCCATTCTTTTAGAAGTTGCTTCAATTTCACGCTGCTTGCGTAATTCTTCCGCTTTTGCTGCCGCTTCCGCATTTGCCAAACGAAGCTGTTCCAGTTCTGCCAACTCATTACGTTTAGAAGGAATACGGTCAATAAGGTCTTGCTTAACGTTTAAGATTTTAGCCTTATATTGCTGGGCCAATTGCTCATATCTACCCTGTAGAATATTTCGACGAATCTCCTTTTTTGTTTCTTGACTGATATAGTAAGTCGCTGAATCCGCACTAAATTTATCAAAATGAGATTTAGGATAATCGGTTTGAAAGACTGTAATTCCTATAACTTCGCGATCGAAGTTCTCATGTGTCAAATTAGAGAAGATAGCCTGTAATTCAGAGACTTTACTTGAAAGATACTGGTTGAAATAAGAAAGAAGGCTATTCTCTATTGTCTGTTGATAGCTTGCTTTCTCTGTCTCAATTCTAGCTCTCTGCTCTGCTTCTTTCTTTCTCCTCTGCTCTTCTTCATACTTATACTTAGCATACTCATTGCGTTTTACTACAAGCTTGCCGGGGATTGTAGTAGAATCCTTAGGATCAATCTCTTTTTCTTGTGAAGTAAAGAAAGAACGCACTTTATCAAATATCTGTGTAATAGGTTTACGTCGTTCATCCATATTCTTAAGAGTGACATTTACTTTTTTCAGATAGTCAGCTGCTGCCTGATCTATTGTTTCATTCATGCCTTCTCCTTCGATTGTATCAAGAAGAGCCTGCCCCGCTTCATTGCATTTCTTGACTGAATTGGAATTCTTACCAATGGTATCAGGAAAAGATGAAAGAATGCTCTTTACTTCGTCTATTTTGATTAATTCTGTTGCCATAATTATTTTCTTAAATTGGTTAATAAATACTTAGAAGCCTCCGTTTTCATCATCCTCGGATACCGCTACTTGCACAGGTTCCGGGGCTTCTAGTTGCTTTTCTTCTCCGAAAGGAATTTTGGTATCATCTACGGAGGGTGCGGATTGAATAGGCTCATTTACCTTTTCTTCATCTACTAGCCCGTAATCAATAACAGGTTCTTCCTGTTGTGTCTCCATAGACGTATAATTGCCCGTTCGTACTTTTGGATATGCATCAAAAGCATGTTTAATCATTTTGTTTTCAAGGAATCCGGTATCAATAAATCCACCGTTAGAGGTATACAGGGAGTTTGCAGTTCCCTTGTTTTGCTTCGCAGAAAAGGTTGATAAACGCTTCCAATCAGATTCCATCATCCAGGAATAATCAACTGACCCATCATTGCGTACAATGCGGATAAATACGGCAACCGGCTTATCTGATTTTCTTGGGAAAGCTCCTTCGTACTCTATAGATTTAGCACCATTTACTCCGATAATAGGGCGAAATTTGTCGCCTTCAAATACTACTACAGGGTTATCTACATAGCGGACCTGTCCGGCGCGTTGTCGCATATATACTTCACCGTAGGCAGAAACAGTAAGTCCTGCTCGCTTTTCCCACATATCACCGCTAGGAGTCTTTACCTTAACGTTACGGGGAATTAAATAACACTGTGGCCTGCCTGATTGGTCAAGTGAAAGACCATTCACCGCCATATCAAGAAAACAACCAAAGAGGGACAGTTTTGTACATTCCTGTAAAGCTGGCGTTTCAGTCAATAATTTATTGAAATGAAACTTCTCGCGGTTATAAATCTGTTCACCCATTTCTGTGCCCCAAATAGCGTTATACATGCCGACAAACTTCTGTTCAACTTTCTCATTTTCGACAATTTTCGTTGCTGGAAGTGCGTTAAGCTCCTCCACTTTGATTTGAATACTATTACTCATAATTATTTAAATATTAATGATTTAATCTCCTTGATATACTCCACGCCTATACTCTTCCATTAGGAGTATATCTTCAGCCGTAGGTTCTTTTCTAATATCTTTTTTTGAACTACATTCGACGAGAGAAGGAGTGTAATTTTTAATTGCACTTTCTCTTTCATCTAACTGCTTTCCTATCTTATCCTGTAATTCCTTTAATAATGAAGATGTTTGTTTGACTTGTGTCATACAGCTATTTGCATTAATTGTTTGATGATGTTATCCGGAACCTTATTATGTAAATCCATCATTGCACTAGCTGTTTCCAACTCCGAACGTTT